CGCGTGTACGCCATCCACTCCGAGAGCTCGCGAGAGTCCATCCGCTCGCAGAGCTCACGCACCGTCATGCCCAGATGCCCCGCCAACGCGAAGAGATACCGACGCGACGGCGAGGCATTCAGTTTTTTGCGAGTTGCTCCACGTCCTCCGAGGTCATGTTGTTGTGCTTGAGCGCCTGATCGAAGAGACGCGAGACGACTGCACCGCTCTTGCCAGCGAGCAGATCGACCTTGTCGCGTGTGAACAGGAGCGAGCCCTTGTCGTCGCACAGGCATCGCGACAGGTACTCGGCCCGGAAGTTCTCGATGCCCGTCTCGCGCTTGCCGATCCATTTCCGCTCGTAGCTGTCACGCTCGCCGACGCTCATCACGCGGATGTACACGTCGCCGCCCCACTCGGGCACGTTGATTGGGCCGAGCAGCCCCATGTCGTTCGCCGCGAGAATCTGGTCGAGAGTCAGAGTCGCCATCACATGCCTCACGCTGGATATGCGGTCGTACCGCCGACCGTATCCATCACCTTGAACTGGTGGTCAAACCGCCAGACGTTGTTCAACTCGCCTCGGATCTCTGGGCCGAGATAGACGCAGTCGGCGTCGAACACCGTGAACGTGCTCGCCGTCGCCGTGCCTTGGTCGTTCTGCGCCGTGATCGTCAGACGACGACGCTGCCCGTAGTCGCTGTCGGGCAGGGCGGTGCGAGTGAACGCAGTGAGCGTGACCTCGCCGAGGTCGAGCGTCCATTTCGCCGTGCGTGCCGCAGGAGCGCCACGCTGAAGTGCCAGCGTAGCGTCCGAGACCTGCTCGACGGCGCTACCGCCCCACGTGACCGAAACGCCCGATACCCGGATCGCCATGACGGATAGCCTCCGTCATGCTCACCGAGCGATGGCGACCGTCGCCTGCCCACGGACCGCGTCGTTCGTCGCAAGCGTCAGCGTGCTCGACTGCACCGTTGCGGCCTTGCCGTTGATGAGCGTCGTGCCGCCGGTCGTGATCGTGCAGGTGCCGGTCGTGCGATCGTAGATGATCGTCTTGCCGAGATAGTCGAACGTGATCTGACGACCCGTGCCGCCGTCGGCGGCGGGTACAACGAGCGGAGCGTCCATCGTCGCGAGCGTCTCGCCGGTCGTCTGACCGAGATGACCGACCGTGATCGTCGCACCCTCGGCGTCGCCGGGATTCGTGGTGCTGATCACGATATTCGTGACCGTGTAGATGGTCCCGAAGAGGTTGAGGATCGTTCCGGCACCATCATGCGGCGTGGACTGCGACATCGGTCAATTCTCCTGCCAGAGGATCGTGTACGTTTGAGTGACGGCGTAGACCGGCGGCAGGTCACCACCGGCCAACTGTACGAACCCGTCCGACTCGTTCTGGAGCTCGACGTGTCGGACGCTTACTGATGATCCCACGTCGGTATGCCACCCATCCAGTTTCCGGCGGCACCGATCGGCGAGTTCTCGTGCGGCGTAGTACGTCGCCGCGTAGAGCTCGAGAGCCAGCGTGACGACCGGCATCCCGACCGGGCCAGACAGGCTCGACTCCCGCTGGACCGCCTGACGCCGCCACGTCGCGAACGGGAGCGACGCCGTCTCAGGGGCGAGCACCGGGTAGATCCGGTCACCCACGATCGCGGACACGTCCGGGTCGGCGAGCAGGGCGTCAGCGACGGCTTTCTCGGGTGATTTCACGCAGCCTCTCCCAGCGCCGAAAGCCGGTCGAGTGCCTGACTGATCGCGGCACGCACCTCACGCAGCAGGATCTCGCCCGCCTGCGTGCCCGTCTCGGACCACGTCGTCGCCAGTGGCGGGCGTCCCGAGCGACCGCCAGGCTGGAGCGCTGGCAACTGAATCGGCTGATTGGACCGCTTGAAAAACGCCGCCGGGTACGGCGGCTCGGTCTGCACTTCCGCCCCACGCTTGAATCGGAAGTTCACCGCCGAGAACGACGAGGCGATGTAGTAGTCCGCCTTCATCGTGACGAGGTGCGACGCGACAGCGACCGTGCCGTTTCTCGTTCGGCGGCTGTGTCCCGTCCGCTGGTAGGATCGCTTCGCAGCCTTCGAGACGGTTCGTTCCTTCGCACCGCCCTCGATGATGTACTGGTGAAATCCTCGATCCTTGCCGACGCGACGCTTGCCGCCACCGCCAGCTGGGCTCGACGCCTCGCGAGCCGCCGCTCGGTAGCCCACGATCCCAACTGCGTTGCCGTCCTTGGCGTACGCGACCGTCTTTCCTTGCACGGCTCGCTTGAGGTTGCCGGTCGGGCCGACGGGCGTGTTCGCTCTCAGCCGCTCGACGACCGGGGCGATTGCCTTGTCGAGCGCTGCCTTGAGGATGCGGGCCGTGTCTGGCTTCGTGAACAGCGAAGCAAGTTCCTTGCGGAGGAACTCGAAGTCGGTCGTTTCGAGCGAGACGACGATAGCCATTACTCAACGTCCTCGGTGCAGAGCAGTTCGTGCTCGGTCCTGTTCGCGTGCTCGAGCAGGCTCGTGATTTCAAGCGTTCTGCCACGCCACGAGAGCCGCATCTGCTGAGTCAGCCCGTCCACGTACCGCAATCGCACGCGGTGCGTCACCTCGGTCTGCTGCTGCCCCGACTGAAGAACCTCGCGACCCGAGAGTCCCTCGACGCTCGCCCATCGCTCCGCGAACGTGCTCCACGTCTGCGTGACCTCGCCGATGGCGTTCCGGCTTCCGGTCGCCTGCTCGATCGTCACGCGCTCTCGGAGCCGACCTGGATCAAGAACCATAGAGCACCAGCGTGTAGCTCGATGTGCCAGCGGTCGCGTCTACGGACACTTGCAGCGAGGTCTCGGTCGCACCCACCTCGGAGACCGCCGCCTGATCGGCACGCGAGAGCACGAGTGGCTTGCCCGTGGCACCGCCGACGCATTTCACGAGCGTCGTCGAGCCCGCCGAGAAGACGAGCCGACTGACGTTCGAGAAAGAGACTGCCGATCCAGACGCGGCCGTGTAGCCCGGCGACGCAATCGTGATCGTGACCGCTGACGTGCCGCACGTGCCGCTGACGACCGCGACCTTCCCCGAGTCGTACTCGTCGTTCGTGACGACGGAGATAGCCTTCGTCGTGTCCACGGCGGTCGCACTCGCCGAGTCGGCGAACACGGCGTCTACGGTGATGTGTCCACGTAGAGTCATGTGTACGATCCCCACTTCGCGGAATCGAGAAGCGCCTTCACGCCGAACGGCATCTCGCTCATGGACGCGGCGTCGGCCGCCATTCGACGCTCATACCACTGCCCGACGAGCATGAGGATCGCCGCCTTTACCCGCTGAGAAACCTTGCCGCCGTCCTCGCCTCGTCCAGCCCACCACGTGACGGCGACGCTGCCGTAGTCGAGCAGGTGGCTCGGCCACGAACCGCCGTAGAGCGGACGCAGCGTGCCGGGCGTCGAGTCCCGATCGACGCGGTACTGGTTCGTCGCGAGCGTGGCGGTGCTGCCAGCGTCGTTCGCCGTGTAGACGATCGAGACCGCCGTGCGGCTGGCGGTCTGGCTCATCGGCGGGCGAGGCAGTTCAATCGCCGCCGGAAACCCGTCGAGCCGCATCACCAGCTGCTGATCGACGAGGGACTCGTCCATGTAGGACTCGACGTACTCGCGAGCCGCCGAGATCAGAGCAGCGACGTACATGTCGTCGGCGTTCGTGTCGATGCGGCAGTGAGCCTTCGCATCGGCGACGCTCACCGGCTCGACGACCGGCTGCGTCGTGACCTTGAGGCTGCGGTATCGCTTGCCGTCATTCATGGCGTCGCCCTCGTCGTCGTGGCGTCACGTCTGCCCGCTCTGCGTCCGGTTCGACCGCTGCCGTCTCGATCAGCGTCTGCTGCGTGTCTCGCGAGGCGTAGTCCCACGCGAGCAATCGAGCCGCGAGACCTTCATCGACTTCGACGATCTCGCCCGCCCGATACGCCCCGTAGGCACGCTTCATCCGCACTCTCATTGTCTTCACTGGGGGAGCCTCCATGCAGTTTCAGGCGGTGCCTTCTTCCGCTGCCATTCGGTCGTGAACTGGAAGACGGGCTTCTGGAGATCCGCCCCGGGCCACGTCACCACGTACTCGCCGTGACCGATGCACACACGGGGCGTGATGAACAGGCGGTTGCCCGACGCCTTGAACTGTTTCCAGAACCACAGGTCGTCGTCGATTCTCCCGTCGCCCCAGCCGCCGTCCTTATCCGGTTGGCTGTGAAACCACGGCTTCAGCGTTCGCCGCAGGGCTCGCGTACTGATGATCGTGCAGCCGAAGTGGGCCGAATCGACCTGCTGGACTGGCTCGGCAAACCACGACATCGGCAACTCGGTTTTGCCGTCCTCGGGCGGTGCGTCCAGCGTGTCGAGGAGCGTCAGCATGGGACGCCCGTCCTCGCGTTTCACCTGAAGCGGGGCGATCGCGTCGCACTGGCAGGTCATCGCCAGGGCGAACAGCTGCTCGACGTTCTCGCGGGTCACAAACGAATCGTAGTCGAGAGTGATGATGTACTCCGTGGACGACGAGAACTCGTCTAGCATCCGGGTGAGCACCTGTGCCCAGAACGCACCCTGCCCGAGCGTCGGGCGGATGTGCAGCGGCATGAGCGACTCGATGAACGAGAATACGTTTGTGAGCGGACCGAACCTCGGAGCCGACAACACCGCCTCGGCACGAACCTCGACCGACGTATTGCCGACCTGCACGATCACGTGAGAGCCCTCAAAAGCGAAACGGCGGGCGGCTCGTCGCCACCCGCCGTCCACTGTGTCGCTGCTGTCAAGCCGAGGTGTCAGCCGGAGACGGTCGCGTTCACGCCCTTGGCGGAAGCCGAGACCGGGCCGTCGGTGCCCTTGCCGAGCCGGGCGACCGTGTAGACGGTGCCGGTGGTGTAGGGCGTGGCGGTGAGCTTCAGGTATCGCTTGTGCCCACGCAGGTCGAGGTCCATCCGCACGACCACGTCACCGGCCGTGGCGGTCGGCGTCGGGATCGTAAACCCGCCCGTTCCGCCACCGACGAGTGCGGTGACGTTCGAGTAGCCTGACCCGGAGCTATCGCTCTCTTCGACCTTCAGCGTGGTGAACGACGCCTGGCTCGTGAAGCCAGCGTTGCCCCACGCCTCCTGGCAAACATCGACGGACACGTAGGCGTAGCCCAGTGTGTCGATCGTCAGCGTGTGGGTCTGCGCCGCCGTCAGGTTCTCAGTGTGGCCGACGACAGACTTCGTCGCTTCGAGATGGTTCACGGATCAGTTCTCCTCGGAGGGTTGAGAGTCAGTCGGATCAGCCGAACTTGAGAGCCACGACCGGGCCAGCCTTCGTGGCCGAGCCGCAGTCATGCACGACGATCGCGTTGCGGGCAGTTGCAAAAGTCAAAACTTGGTCATACTCGACGTACCGCTCGCTCGCCGTGCGGATGTTGATCGCACGCCGCTCGCCGAAGACCGCAGCCTGCGACAGGTCGCCGAAGAGCACCGCCACCTCGCCGGTCGAAGCCGACAGGCTGGAGTGCATCGAGTGGACGAGCGTCACCGGGTAGCCGAGGAACCGCTCGCCGAACCCGGTCGCCACGTCGCTCGTGCTGTTGCCTCCGGGGCCGGACGACCCACCGGGCAGCATCGCAAGCCGCAGCATCGCCGCACCCCAGCCAGCGGGGCTGATGAAGAACCGAGCCGATCGACGCCCGTAGAGCGGGAGCTTGGCGACCATGTCGGTGAAGTTGGTCATGGTCAGCGCCCCGAACGAGGTGTTCGAGGTAGCCGTCACGACCGACGCCGAGTGGGCACTCTTCACGATCTTCTTCGTCACGCCCTCGACGCCGTGGTAGGTCGAGGTGCCGTCACCGATGAAGCCCGCGTTGTCGAACGCCTCGGCGAACGCCTGGGCGGTCTCGACCGCCATCAGGTCCGCGAGGTCGATCACGGAGTCTTCGAACAGCGAGTTCGGGACGCGGTTCGCGACGCCCCAGATCTTCGCGACGAGCTCGACGTTGTCGAACGTCACGTCGCTCGCGGTGACCTCGGAGTTCTCGCCGACCGGGTAGGCGGCGAGCCCGCCGGTGCGACGGGCGATGTTCAGCGTGTCGCTGTTCATCGGCACCCGGCGAGCGTACTGCGGATAGACGCCGTACTCCTCGACGAGCCGCACGATCTCGTTCGCCATCTCCGCAGCGACGAGCACGCCGCCGAGCGAGTTGATCCCGCCCGCCTGGGCCCGGCTCTCGACGCCGTGATCGGCACACCAGCGGCGAGCCTCGGCGTCACCGAACATGAAGCCCTTGATGTGCATCCCGGCACGGTAGGCCGACTCGGCCGACCGGAACGCCTTGAGCGGGCCGTGCGACACGGGGATCGCGGGGACGGTTCGCTTTTCCACGGGGGCTTCCTCCTGCTTGGCTTCGACCACCTTGGCCGGAGCGCCACGCTCCAGCACGGCACGCAGCTCGAGCGACTTCGCCTCGACGCTGCGGAGGAACTCGATCTGGCTGCGGAGCTTCTCGGCCCGCTCGGACAGCGACCGGAGCGACGACTCCTGCTCGGCGGGCATCGCTTCGCCGTCCTCGGCGGGAGCCTCGCTCATCGCCTCCATCTCGGCGACGACAGCGGCGAGTTCGTCGAGCAGTGCCTTGATCTTGTCCACGGTGGCGGCTCCTGTGATCGGGATGCGGCGACGACTCGTCACCTATCCCGAACCTACGGAGCGAGACCGGCACCCATCCAGTTAGGCGTCAGGGTTGTTTACTAAGACGCCTGCGGATTTCGACCGCTGGCACCATCTGCTTGTCCGTCGCCCCGCACCGTGAGCACCGCAGATAGCGGGTCTGGTAGTCGCCAGACCGCTGGCTCGACGCGATCGCGTACACGCCGACCCGGCACTTCGAGCACGTGTCGCCACTAGCGGCCATGCTGCCTCAGATACTCGCGGAGATCGGCGGCACGCGACTGGATCGCAAGACGCCGAGCGGAGTCCCGCTCCAGCGACTGCCGGAACGCATCGTACGACCGCTGTGCAACCTTCACGTCGGCATCGGGGTACGCAGGGAACGTGACCGGGCCTACATCCAGCAGCGAGTCCACCCTCGTGATGGTCCGCACGCTGCGTCCATCCTCGACGGCCCACGAGTCACCGTCTGCCGGGACGGTGAACGAGAACGACGACCCACGCACGATCCCCGCACGGATGTTTGCGGCGAGGTCGCGGCCGTAGGACGTGTCAGGCACCGGGAACTCATACAGCAGACCCACGTCGTCTACGCTCATCGACAGCGTGCCGGGGTAGCGGGCGAGCGGATAGTTCGGGTCGTGGTTCCAGAGCGCCCGCGTCTCGAGCGGACGACGACGACCGCGACGCTCGCTGACGATGCCGAACGCACCCGGGTCGATCCGCTCGATGAATGAACCTTCGAGCTCAAGCGAGTTGACGCCGAACTTCGCGGCGTAGCCGACGATGTACTCGCGGTCGCTCCCGTCTTCGCTGCGGCTCTCGACCGTGAGCAGCGGCACCGCTGATTCCACGTCGTCGATCGCCAGGGCGCGTCGTTCGATGTTCATGTGATGGCTCCTTGCGTCTTCATCCGCTGCGTTCATCTGCCGCACGAGTTTCTTGCTCCACGACCAACCGTGATCGAATCCGCCCCACAAGGCTGCGGCGATCCTCCCGTTCGACGGAAACCCCGGCTCGCCCGGTCGATAGCCCTCTCCCTGCTGATCCACCTCGTGTCGGTCGAAGTACGCCTTCATTCGGCGTGCCGTCTCGGGACTGATCGTCCTGCCGTTGCTCAGGTCGCGAGCGCGAGCAACGCCGACTGCCGTGCCGCCTCGGCCGTATTCGCGTCGCCACTCGAGCCCTTTCGCTGCTTCCTCTCGCACGCCAGCGGGCGGCGTGAAGTCGATGTGGTCGTACCTAGCCACGCTTCCGCCTCCGCGTCTTACGCTCCTCTGGCGGCGGCTCAGGCAGCGGGTCGATCTTCGTGAGCGTCGAAACCTTGTGACCGACCTGCGTGTCGGTGGCTCGCCACCCGCCGCTGACCTCTTCCCACACCGTGATCAGTGCAGCCGGGTCGTCCTCGCTCGCCTCGATCGCGAAATCCGTGCCGGGCACGTCGAGACGCCCGTAGTCCATGACGTGATCGATGCGTCCACGAGCTCGCCCGCCAGCCGAGCCCCACGAGACGAAGTCGCCTTCGACGACGCTGCCGGGTTCGGCACGCTCCTCATCGGGCGACCCCGCAGGCGTGGGATCGCTAACCGGCTCCTGCGGCGACTGCGCCTCTTCCGCTGCCGGGACCGGCTGGCTCTCGACCACGCCCGCGAGGATCGCGTCGATCTGCGGCTGCGAGATGCTCGGGAACGCTGCGGCGATCATCGCGGCAGCGCCGTCCTTCGTGATGACGTTCGCCGTGATTTGCTGGAGGATCGCGATGAGCCCGGTGATCTGGGCACCGTTGAGCGACACGTCGGCGACCTGCGGTGCAGCGTCTGGCTGTTCGACGACCGGATCGCCTTCCGCCGCAGCGACACCGCCCTCGACAGCCTGCCCGTCGATCTCGCTGCCTGGCTGCTGCTGAGCGAGAACGTCGTCCACCGAAGGCGGGGCACCGAGAACGCCCATATTCAGCGGGCGATACCGCTCGTCGCCGCCCTCGACCGGGTTGCGGTTTTCGAGCTCGAGGATGTCGTTCGTGCTGAGAGCCCCAATATCCCACATGGCACGGTAGTACGCCGACCGGCTCGCGGCATCGCCACGCATCAGCCCACGCACGTCGAACTCGACGAAGTACCGATCGTCGTCGCTGATGAGGTCACGCACGAACGCCGACTCAAAGCGACGAAGCCACGGCAGGATCGTGTGCTGCACGAAGTCGAGCCCGGCGTGCTCGACCGATCCCGGGCTCGTCTCGGCACCGAGGAGGTGGAGCGGCACGCGGAAAAGTCGGGCGATCTCAGCCAATTGCCACTTTCTCGCCTCAATGAACTGGGCATCGTGCATCGACGACTGCGGAATCTCGAGCGGCTTGAGTCCGCCGACGAGGACTGCCGTGCGGTTCGAGTTGCCGACGCCGCCGTGCATCCGCTCCCAGTTCTGCCGCAGCGACTCGCGGGCCTCGGCGTTCAAGTCGCCATCGGTCGAGAGGACGAAACCAGGGCGGGCACCGTTTCCGAAGTACCTCGCCCCGTGGAGCTCGCACGCACGAGCCAGCGCGATCGCGTCCTTGCACGACTCAACGATCGACATCCCATGCACGCCGTCGTCGCTCGGCCCTCGCATGTGCAGGATCGCATCTTGCGAGTAGACCGTCTCCCGCCCGTTCTCCTCGCGGTACAAGTAGCGGAGCCGCCCGTTCTCGACTCGCTCCACCTTCATCCGGCTCGGGTGCAGCGGCACCAACTGATCGACCGCACCGGACGCACCGCCGCGAATCTCGCTGTAGGCGTCGCCCCATAGCCCGATGTGGAAGACCGCCTGCTCACGCCACTCGAAGCTCGTCTGCCATCCATTCGGCTGCTGGTGCAATCGCTTGTAGAGCGGGAGTTCCGACGCCCGCCGAGTGCCGCGTGGCTGTCGCTCGAGCACGTGCAGCGGCAGGCAGGCGATCGTCTCGGCGAGCACGCGAAGGCACGAGAACACGGCACCGACTTGCAGAGCGTTGCTCGCGTCGATGCGGATGCCAGCGGCCGAGCGGGACGAATACTCGTCGTCCCACATCGACCGCTCCTCGCCAGGAAGCCAGAGAATGCGGTGCTGTGCGTTCACGATCATGCGTCAGATGAAGAACACCTCGGGCTGCGAGGCTGGCTTCTGCTCCTGTTCGCTCCGCATCCACGAGCCGATCGCCTGGCACAACGCCACGATGCCGTCGATGCGTTCCGTGCTCCGTGACTTACTCGGGTAGATGTTGCCGTGTCGGTCCTCGTGGACCGCCACGTTTCCGGCGTTCCACGTCAGGACGGGATGCCCGCCATGCCGCACGAGCCCGTTCAAAATCATGTTTTCGAGGGTGCGTGCCGGGGCCGACATCCCGGGGCCGCCTTGTGGAAATCCTCGCACATCGACCCCATCCCCTTGCAGTAAGTTCGCAAGCATCTGAGCGTTGAACTTCATATCGACCGCCAGCTGCCGAACGTGGTACTGCTCGCAAATCGCCGTGATGTCGGCGTGCAATCGGGTGTAGTCGGTCACGTTCCCGTCGGTCACGCGGATGTGCCCGTCGCGAATCCACCCGAGGTAGTCCACCTTGTCCCGCTGGTTCCGCTCCACGGCGTTCGCCTCGGGAATCCAGAAGAACGGCATCACGTCGATCGAGTTGTCGTCCGGGTCGGGGCAGACGAGCACTAAGGCGGTGAGGTCGTACGTGCTCGCGAGGTCGAGCCCGGCATAGACCGGACGGTCGCCAAATGGCCGCAGCTGATTGGCACACGCAGCCCATGCCGCCGGGGCGATCCACCGAGTGTCTTGCGTCGTCCAGACGTTGAGCCGGTATCGCAGGAACGAGTTCAGCTTCGTCGGCGACTGCTCCGCTTCGCGGGCGTCGGCCGCGAACGACTCCTCGGTGATTGTCTCGCCCAGGCTCGGGTTCGCCTGCTTCCAGACGGCGGGCGTCTTCCACGTCCCGTCGGTGGCACAGTCGGGCGACGCCGAGTAGATGCAACCGTAGAACGTCGGGTCGAACGCCGGGTCGGCGATGCACTTCTCGGCGTAGGCGTGCTGCTCCCAGCAGATCGATCGGCGGTCATACCCTGCCGTACTGATCGACAGGATCAGCGGCTGACGGCGAGCGGCACCACCGTACCTTAGTGCATCTCTTTTTGTACCTGGGTCTTCGCCCCCGGCCTCTCAGCCAGGGGCGAAGACCCAGAGGCGACGGTCCCTTTGCGCGTGGAGTTCATCGAACAAGAGCATGTGGATGTTCAGCCCCTCGGCCCGGAACGCATCAGCCGAGAGTACGCGATAGAACGAGTTCGTCTGTCGATCGACGATCGTCTTTCGCGAGTCAATCACCTCGAGCCGCTTCGACAGCGACGGCGACGCACGCACCATCGACGCCGCTTCGCGATAGATGATGCCCGCCTGCTCGCGGTCACTCGCGGCACCGTAGATCTCGGCACCCGGCTCGTTGTCGCAGACGAGACCATAGAGGGCGACGCCTGCGAGGGTGCAACTTTTCCCTTGTTTTTTCGGAAGCTCGATGTAGCCGACCCTGTACTTCCGGTTTCCATCGGCGCTGACCGTACCGAAGATGTCGCCAAGCACCTTCTTCTGCCAAGGCAGAAGCAGAAAAGGCTGGCCCGCCTTCTGCCCCTTGCTGTGACGCAGGATCTTCTCGAAGAACCCGTAGACGAGAGACTGCTTGCTTTTGTCAACCGTGTGAGCGGAGCAGGTCTTCGAGGTCGTCCCTTGGCTTTTCTTGCGCGGCACTGATCCCGCTCCTAGCCGATGGCGTCAGCCCGAACTCTTGCTCGATGCGGAGCATCGACGCCGCGAGCTTTGTCAGCATGGTCGCGGCTGGCGTGCTCTGCATGTACTTGACCTTGCCGCTATCGTCGCGAATCACAAGCACGTCGAGCCCGCGTCGCACCTGGTCAAGGTACTTCACGAACTGCTCGTACATCGTGCAATAGCGTGCAATTGTGTCGATGTCGGCGTTGGTCATTACGCCCATGCCGACCAGCTTGGGCACAACCTCCTGCCACTTTTCCAGCGACTTGCCGCAGACCCAATCGGGCGGCGTAATCGCATCAGCGGCGGGCTTTGGTTCGTTTTTGTTCAGCCGTCTTTTGCCTGGGTTGCCCTTCGCCATCTTGATGATGGTCGGCTCCGGTCGCGGGCCTCGCTTGCCCATCGTTCACCTCCAGTTCCGCCTTCTTCCCGGTCAGCGTCTCCCATCGTTTCACAATCACGTCGCAGTAGGCTGGGCTGATCTCCATCCCGTAGCACTTGCGGCCCAGTTGCTCGGCGGCGATCAGCGTGGTGCCTGTCCCGCAGAAAGGATCGACAACGGATCGGGCCTCCTTGCATAGCGTCTGGATGAACCACGCCGGAAGCTCCACCGGGAACACGGCCCGGTGTTTGTCGGCTTGATCGTTTTTGCCGCGTGGGTCCAGCCGCAATACGTTCGATAGCGTGCCGTGGAAGTCAGCGAACGGGATCGCCCGAGAAGCGTTGCCGCCGAACACGAAGCAAAACTCAAATGCGTTCGACAATACGTTCGCCTGCATTTGCGGGGCGGCGTTGATCTTGTCCCACACGATCACGTCGCATAGATCTGCGGCTCGTTCAGCTAGCCAAGCAACGAGCGCCCGCTTGTTGTCGGCCAGCATTTGCACGTTGCATACCACGCACTCCGAGACGGGGCGGAAAGCGTCGTACCATCCGGCCATCAGCGACGGCCACGACTCGGGGTCGTCTTCGTGCTGGTCATAGAATGACTCACGCTTAGCCGCTCCACGTACGTAGTGGTCGCGGAGCTTTGCCACGTTCCCGGCACCATATGGCGGCGACGTAAAGCACAGGTCCGCCTTCGCCCCAGCCATTAGCCGCTCAACATCCTCGGCCTTCGTCGAGTCGCCGCACAGCAGCCGGTGATCGCCGAGCAGCCACAGGTCGCCC